GCATCCAGATATAAACTTACGCCAGAACTTGTACGATTAACTGCTTTAATCTTTTGGATATTGGTAAATGATGTTTGAGGGAAGATATTATAATCTTCGCCGGTGATCATACGGTTTTGAGTATAGTACTGTTGCGGAGCACTTGATTTAATACTTGATAAACTTGGTGCCGCATTAGCATTGGTTACTGTGTATTTTAAACTGGCAGTAACAGTTAGGGTTTCAATAGTATTCTTTTTGCTAATGTAACTAAATGCAATAGTAACACTTGACATATCATCTGGACTGATAGTATAAGTTGTTCCGTTACTTGTACGATAGTAAAATTTAAATTTGCCTTGCGGAATATTACTAAAACTGCCATCGCCAAACACTAGGTTAACTTGGTCATTGACCAATGTATTAACTTGATATAGATTTTTCTCTGACATGTTGTTGAATACAACATTCACGCCAGGTAGTGAAGGAACTTGAGACCATTTAGTAGATGGGTTACCATTAACGTCTAATGCATATAACCATTGGTCGCCTGTGGTAATATTATTTGTAGCAACCTGAACATAGTTGTTGGGAATTGCGTTGGTAATATTGAATGTAGTAGAATTCAAACTGCCTTGTTTAAAATAAACAAAGAATCCAGTGTTGTTACTACCATTGCCATTATTGTCATTACGATAAAGAATATTGAATACACCGTTGTGTGTTGGGTCAGATTCGTAAATGTAACTTTTTCCAACACTGGTGCCACTAACTGCTTCAAATCCCATGGCAGTTCCGTTAACGGTTACTGCAAAAGCAGCAACAGGTAAAGTGTTAGGGTTTAAATTAATACTGTATTCGTCAGTTTGAATACCGTTGATTGCCTGACTATTTCCGGGTTTACCAAAAGCTTCGCTGGAAATCATACTGGCATTAAGTATGGCAGTAAATTGTTCCATCCAATTGTCATTGGTTAAATCATTCCAGTGTACAGTTACATTGGATAAATTTAAACCGTTGCTGTCAGCAATGGCTTCTGTTGTTTTAACGCTGTCAAATTTTAGCAGTCCACTAGATGCAGTTGTACGTTGTGGATTAAAGGCCAGCATACGAGCTAGTTTTAATATACTGTCACGACGCTGTGCTGTGTCAATAAAGTTTTCGCGGGCATTTAGGTCGGCACGGAAAGCCAAACTTTGACCTAAAAAAGCAACCATGTCAATTAATGCCAAATATTCACTAGATTCTAAGAAATCATTAAATGACTCTGGATAGTAGGTCTTTAAATAATTAATCATACTGTTACGAAGTGTTTCAAAGTCGTAACTAGTAAAGTCAGCGTTTGTAAATGTTTGGTAAATCTTAGTCCAGTCTTGCTGAACTAAAAGATTTGTTTGACGTGTGGTTTGTGCCATATATAATTACCCTGTATTCAGTATTTATCAGGTATAATTATATGGTCAGTTAATTAGTGGTTAGGGTATTAGTGTTACGATCAAAGTTTAAATTGATCGTTTCTGTTTGATTTGTAGGAACGTAGCTTAAAGTTAATTGCACTAAAAAGCCAGTATCTTGCTGTGTTACTGCTACTTGGCCTACACGTAAACGTGGGTCATAGTTGATAATTTTTGTAATGTCGTTGGTAATTAACTGTTGAGTAGTTTCATCTAGGGGTTCGAATAACATATCCCAAATAACAGTACCAAAGTTTGGTTGCATTAGTTTTTGACCTTTGCGTATGCTAAAATAATTGATCAAGTCTTGTTTAGCCAACTCGTAATCAGTTAGTGTAAAATTTTTAGCACGTTGTTTTGTACTGAATCCGCGATATATAATAGCCATAAATGTATTTATTAACCTAAAACTGTGACTGCGTAACGTCCGCTATTGAAGGAGTTAATACCATCGCCTAGTGCAGAATATCGCCACGAATAAGCATCTGCAACTCCCAGTGTCCAACCAACATAAATCATACCAGCAACTATGTCAGCGGTATCTGTTGAAACAATGCCGTAGTTGGCAATTAAACCAGTATAGATATCTAGTATTAACTGATAAGCCAAATGCTCTTGGCTTGCTATGCTGGTTAGAAATCCATTTAAACTTGTAATATTGTAATTGTAGTCTGCATAAGAATTTGAATTTTTTCTTATGGTAATTGGGCGCCAGCAGGTAGAGTAGTTTACGCAATCTGTACCATAGTGTAGGTTTGAGCCTGGGGCTAGTAGTCCGTATGTTTCCAACATTTTAGTACTAAACTGATATCTGCCCAATTGATTATCGGTGCCAATTAAAGAATAGTCCCATTGACTTAGGTCATAACCAATCTGTGCTTGTAAATTTTTAATATTTGTAGCAGTCAATTGAGGAATAGTTAGAACTGTTGGACTTAATGGTGCGTCGGCACGACCTAGCCAACTAATTGGTAAAGGTTTAGCAACTGCTTTGCCGATGGCATTTCTAAATCCGCTGTCCATTATGATGCCTTAACAGGAGCAGGTCTCTCCCATGGTTCGTGTGTTGGTACAACTTTTAGTGTAGTTAATACTGATCCGCTAGGTGACCAACCAGAGCCAGTGAAGATCGAATCTGGCAATGATTTTGGTATTGGTGGTAGAGTAGGTATTCCTGGAAGAGGAGGCACTGGACCTGTGCAATTTAAATTAAGTAGTGTGCCATCGATGCTGACTGCACCCATACCGGAAATCTTTGTTGTTGCCCCAGAAGATACAGTAAGTGCGCCCAATGCACCAATAGTCATTGCTGCACCAGCATTTATACTGACTTTACCAACGGCGCTTATACTTGCACTTACATCGCCAGTCATACTGGCTTTCATTACTGCACTAGCTGAAAAACTACCAGCAGATTTTAAATTAATACTAGGTAAGCTCATGCCCTTACTTGATGGTATTGCATCAACATTAAATGATGGTGTGCAAAAATTAATTGCAGCATCACTGTGGAAATTCATTGGGCCTTCGGTTCGCATATTAAATCCAGCAGCACCATATACGTTAATACTTCCATTGGGACTAAACTCTATCCATTGTTGTCCTGTTGCTGATGCAATATATAGAACCTTTTCTGTATCGTTCATTAGGATTTGATGTCCACCGCTAGTACGCAATCTCATTAACTGATCGTTACCATCTTTATCGCCATCATCCATAACAAACTGATGTCCACCTTTACGATAAATTACAGTCTGTGGTTGCCCGGCAACTTGATCTGAGTTAGTTGCTCGACGACCCGGGGTACTAATTCCGTATACATTACTTGGACTTTCGCGTAGGCTACTTGAACTGATAGCGCCACGTATTTTATCTCTATCGAGTCCTTGAGCAACCAAAGTCATTGTTTGTATTTCGTGTGGGTTACGTGGTGTTGCAGTTAATCCATCACTGTTAAACGCTGTGGGGCTACTTTTAGTACTTGTATTATATTCAGTTACTGGTAATACACTATCACTAGACAAATACTGATCTAGTGTATCACTTGGATCTTTTGTATTGGCAGATCCACCAATGTCTCTAGCTATGCCCGGTACCATGTGATGACTTGGTGTGTCGTATACGCAGGCAAACCAGTAACCACGATCTAAGTCGCCAGCAACAAAGGTAACTAATACTTTACAACCAATGTCGGGCGGTACCATCCACATGCCGTAACTTTGGCCGCTGGTTGCTGGACTGTCTGGCAACTGTTGACTGTCTGTGCCAAATGTAGTTCCGTAAAAAGGACTTGCATAACTTACTGTTATTTGATTTGAATCTAATCCAGTTCCATCGGTCGTTGGGTTTACTACGCCAGTCCAGTCTGGTATGGTAACTTTTAACTGTCCCATGCGACTGCCCTCAACGTGCCCTTGCACTATGGCTTCATAAGGACCAGGATCAATTTTTGTACCTGAATTTTTTCCAGTGGCAGTTGCAGTACTAGCAGCACCGGCTCGATTATAAAGGTTATTGTTACTATCACCCATTTTGATTATGTTCCACTTTGTTCTCTGTCGCTGTTATATCCACCATATGGTGCTGATAAATCTGGCCCCGATGGTGCACCGTTTGAATTAGTTGGTACGCTAGTTGTTTGATTAGCTTGACTAGTACTTACAGCTGATCCCACACCCACGGGCTTTCCTGTTGCAGGATCAATAATCGATACTCTGCCAGTATTAGTTGTTTGACTAAATTTAGAAGAAAAATCTGAATTGATATATCTAGCTAAATGTAATGTTTGTTCAAATTTACCACCAGCAAATCTACTGTCAACTTTTAATATTGTATACTGTCCGCTGAATAAACTTTGTTTACTCCAAGGTTGCGGAGCCATTAGTCCATTGTTGGTATAGTCTGTATCTATATCCAATGGTGTATTAATAGTTAGTGCAACAATAAGTTCCCCGGCGTCTGTTCTGACATGTCCGTATTTTCTTGCAAATAGATCTTGACCCATACTGTCCCAACTGTTAAAAATTGACGACTTTGTTGGACTAGGAACATAGGCCCAATCGTCTTGCTTTAACAAGGTAGGATCGCCAACAATGGTTAAGTCTACTTTGAGCATATCACCATTGAGATTACTAAAATTTGATTTTAGTACATCGGCGCCAACAATGCCTGCAGCACGAGATGTTAATGATGTTGTTGTTCGCGGATCGTTAACTATGTTCTTTACTCTGTATGGTGTAGCTGTTCCAATGCCAAGTAATGCTGGAACTCCAAGACCAATACTTGACGGTATTAAATTGATTGCTGACCCAAGGCTCAATGCATAGTCTCCGCCGCTTTGAGCTGTAGTTTGGGCTGCTGCAATTTGTCTATTATAAGACAGAACTGATGTATAAAATGTTGTATCAAATTGTAATTTTAAATCAACGATGTCAATGTTTTGCCCGGTGTACAGATAGTTATAACTTTTAATTGTATAGGGTGTACTGTCTGGCATAGCTGGCTGTGCAGGGTGTGCGCCTTTCCAACTTGGGTACTGATGAATCTTGTAGGTAAATGCCTTAGGATAGGAATTTCTTAAACTGTCTACGCCAGTGTTATTAACTGGTGTTCCAGATTTATCAACCCCTTGGTATTTTGTCTGTACTACTGTTTTAACAAGATTAGTAATAACTGTTTCGTCCGGTGCACCTTTGCCAGTTTCTTGTCCTAGCTGATCATTGATTAACCAACTCGACTGTGCTATCACTTTTGTAATGATTTTAACAATAGAAGTGCCTGCATGAATATTCCAGGTATTTTTACTTAATGTTATGTCTGCGGTATTTGGATCTGCTTTGGCCAATGAAGTTTCGTTTTCGTTAACAATAGAACTTTTTAAAATATCAGGATCAATATCAAATGCAATTGAGTCACCGTAGCCAGCGTTACCTCGAGTAATTTCAGTAGTGTAGTATTCGTTAAATTGTTTTACTAATCCGGTTGGACCATTGAAGAATTCATCTACTGTACCGGCAGTAATTTGAAATATCTTTGGAGTCTTGGCATTTTCTTCATGGTGTGCTACGTGTCCTGCTGGAGCAAAGGTAATTTTATATTCAGCACCTCTGTTACTAATATTAATTTTAACTGCAAGAAATGTAATAGGAAAACGTTTTCTATAAACGCTGGTAGCAGAATTTTCTAGTTGATTTCCTTTGTCATCATAGCCATGGAAATCTAACTGTAGCAAATAAGGTTGCTGTGTATAGTTATTGTACTTTGTACCGTCAAAACTTGCAGCCACTAGGTTATCAATGAATGTTACACCGTATGGTTCTAATATAGTCATTGACCCAGACAGTAAGTTACTGTGCTCTGTAGTTTTGTTTAGACCAAATGTTGTACTGAGTTGTACGTCTTGTATATTATAGTTTAATCCTGCACTTGCCGGTAAGCGACGATCCGGATAAAGTCCACTGTCTTCAGCTACTACGTAACTAGTTGGACCTGGATTCCATGCCATAGCAGCATCAACATCGCCGGCGTCAACTAAGGCATTGTAGTCATTGACATCAAGCCACCATAGACTCCAACTATAACTCCAGCTG